CTTCTTTGCTTACTTACAATGACCCAGTTATTGCGCCTGTAGTACAAACTAACATTAAACAAGCAAACGATGCTGTGGCTGAATTTCAATTGCTACATGGGATGACGCAACAGTTTGAAGGTAAGGGCGATAATCAAGTAGGGATAGACCCATATAATATTTATCAGGCATTGGATGGAAATCACATTGAAACTATACGTGACCCAATTACTGGCGCAGTAACGGATTACAAATTTTCTGACCAAGTAGCTAAAGCAAAAGGTGACCAAAGTGGTTTAATGAACGCTATTGGTGGTGATGATTTTGGGAAGTATGAAGCAAGGGCATTAGGTCAAATTTTAAGTACAGACACATTTATAGGCGATAAAGCAAATGTAGTTGTTGATGGCAAAGGTAATTATTTCGTCAATGATGCTAGTGGTGCTGACCGCTATGGTAAACAAAGTGCCTTACAAGATACGGGTCAAGTTGATGCTCAAGGTAACAAGATATTTGTTGAAGTTGCTACAGATAACTCTAAACGAAACAAAGTATCAGTAGTAAGCACCTATATACAAAATCCAGACGGTTCATTTAAGTTTGGTGGCGTTAGTGATATGGGTTATACGCATATAGACAAAATGGGTGTAGGCGATGTAGTTAAGGGGCTTGCCATTGCTGGTGCTTCTGCTCTTGCTGGGAACTATGCTGGTGCATTATTAAATCTTACTGGTACTGCTTCTGCTATTGCTGGCGGTGCTGCTGCCGGTGCTACTGGTGCAGCATTAACAGGTAAAAACATACTTACCGGTGCTTTATTAGGTGGCGTTACTGGATTTGGTGTAGGTGAAATACAAGCTGCTGCTCAAGCTGCTGGTGGGTATGAAAACTTATTTAATCAAGTTGGTTCTGGAAACTTTACATCATTTACTCAAGCAGGACAAAATGCTGCGGCTCTTGCTAATTCTGCTGCCGCTTCAGCTAGTGGTGTTGATGGTGGTGGCGGTGGCCTTATAGGTGGTGGTGAACCTCAAGCTAGTATAAATTTTGGTGATACTTCAGTTGCACAAGGCGGCTTCCCAAATGCAACTAATCTGCCTAATACTTCTATAGAGGATTATTTAAACAGCTTTAATGCTGATGGCACACTTAAAACAATAGACTTGGCTAATTCTGATTATTATACAGATGGCACAAAACGTATAGGTGGTGGTTTAAATACATCATTACTAAATAACCCAAATTTAAGTAATTGGTCTAATAACCAATCAATGGTAGAAAACTTTACAGGTGGCCCAGCTACAGATAGCGGAATCCCTGGAGTAAATCCTGATGGCACACTTAAGCAAATAGATTTAAGTAATAGTAACTACTATACTGATGGCACACCAAGAGTTGTAACACCATCTGGTGGTGGATTGCTAGATACAATAAAAGATGCAGGTTCAAGTATATACAATACATTAGGCCCATTAGGTACAGTTGCGGCAGGCGCAGCACTTGTTCCAGTTGTTAAAAACGCATTAACACCAAAAGCCCCAGCAGAAGAAACATACACAGCACCGTTATTAGTTCCAGGTCAAGCACCAACTACAACTGTGCCAAACTTTACACAGAACTATAACAACTTATTTAACCGTCAAGGTGTAGGTGCTGGTCAATTCTTAGGTTACGATTACTTGAACAACATAAACATACCGCCAGAATTAATGGGTTTACTAGGTACATCTGCACAAGCTAGACCAACATCGCTTACAATGCCTACACCAACATCAATAACACCGGCATAACATGAACAGAACACAAGAAGCACAGTTGTTATTAGGCAACGAGTTTTTTAAGACAGTATTTCAAGAACTAGAGGAATTGCAATTATCAAGATTTGCAAACTCAAACGAAGAAGATATAAGTGGTCGTGAGTTAGCGTATGTAAAGCTCGCCACATTGAAAGAGATTAAATCGCATATAGAATCAATCGCAGCATCAAGCGAAATTCGTGATAAGCGATGGAAGATTTGGTAACTTTTTACCAAACGCAGTCAGGGCGAATCTGAATATAGGAAGTAAACAATGGAAAATACCATGACCCCAGCTACTGGGAATGGCACGGTGCAAGAAGCAGCAAGCCAATTTTTTGACATGATGGAAGAAGCGGAAAACCCAGAAGGGCAAAATGAAGCTGAACAAGAATCAGACGAAATTGAGGAAGGCGAATCTGAAGGGGAAGAATTAGAAGCCTCTGAAGAACTTGATAGTGAAGACGAAGATGAGGAACAGGAATCAGAACCTACTTACCGTATTAAGATGGCTGGTGAGGAACGTGAGATAACCCAACGTGAACTTATTAAGTTAGCACAGCAAGGCGCAGATTACACCAAGAAGTCACAGCAAGTAAGCGAACAACGCAAAGCGTTAGATGCTGAAGCTGCGGCAATTAACGAGGCTAAACAGCTACGCAACGAATACGCACAACGTCTTGAAGCAATGCAGCAAATGCTAAAGGCTCAACAACCTGAGGATGATTTAGATTATCTACAGGAAAATGACCCGATTGGCTACGCTGTTAAAGTTGCAGATATGACTAGGCGTGAAAAGCAAATGCAAGCAATTGAGTACGAACGTCAACGCATTGCCCAACAGCAACACGCGGAACAGTCCGAACATCAACGCAGGCAAGTTGCTGCGGAAGCAGAAAAGGTCACAGAGTTAATTCCTGATTACTCAGACGCGAAGAAAGGTGCTGCATTACGACAAGAGTTACGTGCCTATGCCAAAAGCATTGGTTACTCAGACGAAGAAATAGGCGCAGTCTATGATGCTCGTACTGTTAAGGCTCTATACGATGCAATGCAATACCAAAAGTTGGTTGAATCTAAACCAGGCGTATCTAAGAAAGTGCAATCCGCACCTAAGATGATTAAGTCAGGGACATCAACTAACAAAACAAGTACAACCGAAGCACAAAGGCGACAATTCAATAAGTTGAAATCAACTGGTAGAGTTAAAGACGCTGCTTCATTATTTGAAAAATTTATTTAAGGAATCAAAATGGCAACCTATCAAACCTACACCGCTATTGGTCAGCGCGAAGACCTAATGGATGTTATCTATAACATCGCCCCAACAGAAACACCTTTCATGTCATCAATTGGCAAAACATCTGCTACTGCTCGTTTACACGAATGGCAAACAGATACTTTGGCTGCTGCTGTTACAACTAACGCGGCAATTGAGGGCGCAACTGCATCATCAGCTTCAATCACTCCATCAGTTCGTGTTGGTAACCGCACACAGATTTCACAAAAAACCATTGCTATCTCTGGTACTTTGGAAACTGTAAACAAAGCTGGTCGTCGTTCAGAGAAAGCCTATCAATTGGCTAAAGCCTCTAGCGAACTAAAACGCGACATGGAAGCAACATTGCTTTCAAACAACGTAGCTGCTGATGGTGACGGTTCTACAACTGCTCGTACATTGGGTGGTTTACAAACATGGTTAAGTTCTAACTACTCTGGTGGTTCAGGTGGTTCTGCTGGTGGATTAGGCACTACTGCTCGTACAACTGGTACTGACCGTGCGTTCACAGCAACACTATTGAACACAGTAATGCAATCTGCATTTACTAACGGTGGTTCACCAACAATGTTGTTCGTAACTCCAGCACAAAAAGTTGTTGCATCAACATTTACTGGTATCGCTACTCGCTACCGTGATGTTCCTTCTAACCAACAAGCACAAATCATCAACGCTGCTGATGTGTACGTGTCTGACTTTGGTATCATCCAAATCGTACCAGACCGTTTCATTCCTAACGCTGACAACGATGATTGCGCTTTCTTGGTTGACACAGAGATGGCTGCTGTTTCTTACCTACGTCCATTCCAAACTAACGAATTGGCAATCACAGGTGATGCGACAAATACACAACTTTTAGTTGAGTACACATTGCAAGTGAACAACCAAGCAGCACACGGTATCATTGCTGACTTAACCTAGTAGAAAATAAACTCCCTGTGTTCACTCATGGGGAGTTTTATTGGATATGTAAATGACAAACAAACTATACGAAAACGGCAAGACAACAGAATTTTTTGATAACGGCTCAGATGTTGTTGTCAAACAAACGCAAGACATAACTGGAATCATTGAGTTTAATAAGGCTCAATATAATGAAACAGATTCTAGGGCAAGATGGAGTGATGATGCGTTAGGTAACAAAGTTGCATCTATTCCGCTAACAGTATTCCAAGACCTTGAGAAAAAAGGCATCACTCGTGGCTTTACTATTATTGACCACAAGCGATTTAAAGAATTTTTGAATAATCCTGATAACAAAGTCTTTAGAACAAGGGCAGGAAGAATATAATGGCATTTTCAACATACGCACAGTTACAATCTACGGTTGCAGATTATCTTGCACGTAGCGACTTAACAAGCCAAATACAAGATTTTATTTCACTAGCTGAAACAAGGTTAAGCCGTGACTTGCGTATTCGTCAAATGCTGACATACACAACAATCACAATGACGGCTGACTCAGCTAACGTGACAATACCTGCTGACTTCTTATCTATACGGGATATGCACATTATCGGTTCACCGGTATATGCTTTAAAATACGAATCACCATCTAACTTGTTTAGAAACACAGATTCATTCGTTACTGCATTGCCTAAGTTCTATACGACAGTAGGCGCACAATTCGTGTTCTCACCAATACCTGATTCAGCATACGTATTGCAAATCCTTTACTATGCTAAACCACCAGTATTAAGCGATAGCAACACTTCTAACGTATGGCTAGTAAACTGCCCTGATGCGCTACTATACGCAGCACTAGCGGAAGCAGAACCATACTTAATGAACGATGCACGTGTTGCTACATGGGCTGCATTGTATGACAGGTCTATTGCATCAGTAACAGCAAGCGATGACAGTTCTGAGAACGCAGGTTCACCATTAGCAATAACAATAGCTGCGAGGTAGTATGCAAAGAATAAACTTAGGCGAGTGGACACCAGACCAACCAGGTATCTCGGGTAGTTTGACAACGGCAACTAACGTAGTCCCACAACAAGTTGGCTATGGCCCATTTCCGGCAGCAGCAGTTTATTCTTCTGCCGCATCACAACCGCTATTGAGTTCATTTGCTGGCGTTTACGGTAACACATTAGTTTTATTTGCTGGCGGTGCTACTAAGCTATTTAAGTTTAATGACTTAACTACTGACATGACTGACGTGTCTAAATCAGGTGGCTATACATCAACTGACGGTTGGGAGTTCGCACAGTTTGGCAACATAGTAATTGGTGCTAATAATGAAGATGTATTACAAGCATGGAATTTAAGTTCATCTACCGCATTTGCAGACTTATCTGCAAGCGCACCTATAGCTAAGTTTGTTACGGTTGTTCGTGACTTTGTTGTAGCAGCTAACATTGGTTCTGGGACAAATCCAAGCAAAGTACAATGGTCTGATTTAAACGATGAAACAGACTGGACATCAGGCGCAACTAGCCAAGCAGATTACCAAGAGATGTCAGACGGCGGAAACATTACTGGTTTAACTGGTGGTGAGTTTGGTTTAGTGTTAATGGAACGTGCTATTGCGCGAATGACTTACTCAGGTTCGCCATTCTTCTTCCAGTTTGACATTATTTCACGCGGTTTAGGTTGTATTGAATCAGGGTCTGTAGCACAATATGGCAGTACAACATTCTTCTTGTCTGATAATGGCTTCTATTCATGCAATGGCCAAACATTAGAGCCAATTGGTGCTGAAAAAGTAGACCGATTCTTCCTAGAAGACGCAGACCAAGCAGCTTTATCGCAAATGAGTGCAACTATTGACCCATTACGCAAGCTAGTAATATGGGAATACCGTGATAACAATCAAAATAGTTCATTATTGATATACAATTGGCAAGTAAAACGCTGGTCTTACGCTGTTACTGACGCAGATTACCTATCAACAGCAACAACACCTGCATTGACGCTAGACGCATTAGACGTATTTGGTACTGTAGACAGCATTACAACATCATTTGACTCACGCGTTTGGGTTGGTGGTAAAGCTACATTGGCTGGTATACGCGGGAATAGTATAATTACCTTTACTGGCGGCAATACTGGTGCTGAAATTGCTACAGGCGATATAGAATTATCACAAAACTCTATGGTTGGCGTAATTAAGCCAATAGTAAACCAAGGTTCATGCAACGCACAGATAGCATCACGCAGAAGTCTTAACGATGACATCAATTATAGCGCAACAAGCGTACAAAACGCTGATGGTCGTTGTCCAGTTCGTTCTGCTGGTAGGTTTCATCGTATTAAGTTACTACCTACAGGCGATTGGACAGCAGCAGTAGGCATGGACATAGAAGCAGCAACACAGGGCAATAGATAATGGTTCAATTTGTCACATTACCACAGGGCGGTGCAGACCAACGGCAAGTTGCCGAGGTTGTCCGTGGTATAATGGATGGCAAGACCAATAACACAGGCACGATTACATTAGCCACAGGCAATGCAACGTCTACAACGCTATACAACGAACGTATTGGCTACGAATCTGTCATCCTGTTGACACCTGATTCATCAGCATCGCAAAATGACTCAGCACCTTACGGATGCTTTACAAATAACACAGACCAAACAGCACCAAGTGTAGGTGCTACTGCCGTAGTTATTTATGACACAACAGAAGAATCAAATGGCGTATATCGTGACACAGTAAACACATCACGTATTTATGTTAGAAACGCTGGTATGTATAACGTGCAATTTTCTTTGCAATTGGTCAACAAAGACAATGCCGTGCAGTATGCTGATATTTGGTTTAGAGTAAATGGCGTAGATGTCCCAAGAAGTGCAAGCCGATTTGATATTCCAATAAGAAAAAACTCTACAGAGTGGGGACACGTTGTTGGTACTGTAAATACATTTCTTGACATGGCTGCTGGTGACTACGTTGAAATTGCAGGCACAACATCTAGCACATTGGTTGGATTAGAACATTATCCTGCTGACACAGGCATACCAAGACCAGCTATCCCTGCCGTAATTTTAACTGTGCAGTATATTTCTGTTGATTCTATTTCAAACGTATACATAAGCAGTCAGACTAGAGGTAGTGCGGTCATATCACATTATGCAAATAGCACGGCAGATAAAACTTATAAATACGTTATAGTCGGATAATGGAAGCTAAATTTATACCGCCAAACGAGTTAAGAGAATGGTGGGCATTTGCAAAGGAAGGTCTACAGGCTGTTTTAAATAAATCGCCTGAGGATTACATCCAAGAAGAAGTTTTTGTGGCTCTATGGCTTCAGAAATCAATGCTATGGGTATTCCTAGATGGTGAAAAGCCTGTAGGTTTTACTGTGCTAACACCAGAAGTAGATAATTTGTTTGTTTGGGCAGTATGGGGCAAAGAACCGCAAAGTCCAGAAGTAGTTGCGGAGTGCTTTGAGATTATTAAAGGTATAGCCAAGCAGGGAAACGCAAAGAGTATTACGTTTGGTTCTCATCGTCTTGGATGGGAAAAACTAGCAAGAAAATTAGGATTTACACCTAGACAATGGGAATTAAGATTAGAGGATTAAGATTATGAGTTCAAAACCACAAAACGTCACACAAGTACAGTCAATTGACCCAATGCTACAGCCTTACGTTAAGCAAGGCTTAGATATTGCAAGTGGTCTATATAATCAAGCCACGGCTACTGATGCACAAGGCAACTTAATACAACCTGCTTACTATCCTGGTCAAGCATACGTTGGTATGTCACAACCTACAGAAGCTGCCATGCTTGCATTAAAGAATCGTGCTACACAAGGCAACGTACTTAATCCTGCAGCACAACAACAACAATTAGGTACTATCGGTGGTCAATACCTTGCAGGTAATCCATTCTTTAGCGGTGCATTTAAAGGTGCAGCAGAAGCGGCAGGAAACGCGTATAATACTAACGTCAATCAAGCATTATCTAACGCATCACAAGCAGGTCGTTATGGTTCTGGCGCAATGAACACAGCATTAAGTGGCGCAGGTCAAACATTAGCAAACTCATTATCTAATACTGCTGGCCAACTAGCATATCAAAACTACGATACAGAACGTAGCAGACAACAAGCTGCGGCACAAAATGCACCATCACTAGCACAATCTGATTACTACGATATTAACCAACTAGCACAAGCTGGTCAAGGTTACGAAGGCTACCAACAAATGGCCTTACAAGATGCAATTAACAGATTTAATGCAACACAAAATGCACCACAAAACGCATTGGCTCAATATATGGGCTACGTAACAGGCGCACCACAAGGTTCACAAACTACGTCACAGGTCTACAAGAACCCATTAGCAAATGTTGCTGGTACTGCTGGCGTTATTGCTGGTCTTTTAGGTTAAGGAGTTAGCATGGCAATTTCAGATTTCTTTAGCGGCGGTAATACTCCAGACTATCTATCAGGCTTGCTTGATGACGAACAACTACAAAAACTTAAAGCAAATGCACAGAAAAATGCTTTGTTACAGTTCGGTCTATCTGCTTTATCACAAGGTGGTTACTCACAAACTCCAGTAGGCATTGGCGAAATACTAGGTAAGTCAGGTATGGCTGGTATGCAAGGTTATCAACAAGGCGTACAAAGTGGCATAGAAGGCATAGGGACTCGTGCTAAATTGGAAGAAATGCAACGTAAAAAGCAAGAAGACGCACAACGTAAAGCCTATATGCAACAATACGCAGCTACATTACCTGCCGAACAGCAAGCAGCAATACAAGCCATGCCAGAATTAGGTGCAGAATTAGCTAAAAATCAATTCATGCCTAAAAAACCTGTATTTGAAAAAGTTGGCAATCAGTTACTTGATGTTAGTACAGGAGTTCCTACTGTAGCATTTACAGGGCAAACAGAGCCACCTTCAATGACTGAAGAACCAAATCGTGTAGCATTTGCTAAATTTGGTAAGCCAATAAATCAATTAACTCCAAATGAAGTCAATCAAGTTAATCAATATATTGAAAGTAGCAAAGTACGTGTTGCTGGTGCTGGTGTCCCAAGTCAAGCCCCATCATTTAAAGACGCAACAAGTTTACGTCAAGAATATCAAAGTATGCCAGCCGTTAAGTATTATGGCGAAATGAAAAATGCTTTTGACCAAATTAAAACTGGATTGGCAGCAACATCTCCAGCAGGTGACTTAACAGCAGCAACTAAATTTATGAAATTGCTAGACCCAGGTTCTGTTGTTCGTGAGTCTGAATTAGGCATGGCAATGGCAGCAACAGGTTTACTTGATAGGGCAACCAATTACTTTAACTTGCTATCTAGCGGTCAAAAGTTATCACCTACACAACGTAAAGACTTCTTAAACGTATCTACTAAACTGTTTAATGCAGCTAAAAATACTAAATCATCTATTGAGAATCAATATAAATTTATATCTAAAAAAGGTGGCTTAGATCCAGACTTAGTAGTTGGCAATGCTTTTACTAGAACAGAGGCTGATATTCTTAATGAATATGGGGTGCGATAATGGATGAGATTGATAAATTAAAGAAAGCATTAATTGAGGCTGATAGAAAAGGCGATACTGAAGCCGCTACTTTATTTGCAGAGAAAATAAAAGCATTACAAGTACCAGAAGTTGTACCAGAACCAGCATTTGAGTTTTCAGCTAGAACTACAGCGCAAAATATACCTGCTAGTGCAGCAAAATATGGCGCAAGTTTAGTTGAGCCATTTTTAAGCCCAGTTGAAACGGCTAAAAACATTGGCAACCTAGCATTAGGTACAGCAGAAAAGCTAGTTCCAGGCAGACAACAAGCAGAAGCCTATCCAGAAGCAATTATGCAATATGGCGCACAAAAATACGGTAGCCAAGAAAACTTCTTAAAGTCTTTGCAAGCAGACCCAGTAGGTATTTTGGGCGATTTATCTGCTGTTATGACTGGCGGTGGTATGTTAGTGCCAAAAGTAGGCGGTATGGTTAGCAGAGTAGGCGCAGCAATAGAGCCATTAAACATAGCAAAAAATGTTGCAAGCTATGGCGTATCTAAAGCAGCACCAGCTACATTAGCACCTAAAATGTATGAAAGCGCAGCAAAGTTCTCTACTACATTATCTCCACAAGAACGTGCAAAATTGACAGCAACAGCATTAGAAGAACAACTCATGCCAACTTCTGCTGGTGTAGCTAAAGCGCAAAGCAAGATTACAGAGTTAGGTAGTACAATTGATACATTAGTAGATACTGCTACTGAATCAGGCGCATCAATACCTGCATCAGAAGTCTTCAAATACTTAAATGATGTTCGTAGCAATCTTGGTGGGCCAAAACTTGAAGCTGCTAAAGACTTACAAGACATCAATAAAATATCTAGTGACTTTGCTAAATACCTTAAAAAGATTAAAAAAGAAACACTAACACCACAAGAACTACAAGAGTTTAAAACTGACGCCTACAAACGCATCAATTATGACAGAGGTTCTGAAAAAGCATCTATAGCTAAAGAAGAAACATATAAAGCTATGTCAAAGGCTGCTAAAGAAGCGTTAGAAACACAAATACCTGAAATTGGTGCGTTAAATAAGCAACAAGGTGCATTATTAGAGTTATTGCCAAACTTACAACGTAGTGCTGCACGTATTGAAAACAGAGATTTTATGGGTATTGGTAGTGGAATTAAAGCATCTGGTGGACAAGCATTAGCTGGTAATCTTGGTGCTGCGGCAGGACTTGCTCAATCTATATTTGAATTGCCAAGATTTAAATCTAAAGCTGCATTAGAGTTATATAAAAAACAACAGCAAGGTGGTGGTATGTTTTTAGATAATAGTAGACGAGCCGCATTGATTAGACAGCTTTTAGAAGAACAGGGTCAATATAATGGCCTATTATCACAAGACCCATTCTTGCAAAGATTACAAGGGAAATAATTATGGCAAAAACCAAGATAAGCGAGTTTAGTTCTACCCCAGCCTTAAATACCGATATTGACGGTATTAATATTGGCGAGGGTATGCTACCTTCAAACGTGAATAACTCCTTCCGTGAGTTGATGTCACAATTAAAGAATCAACAAGACGGCTCAGACGGCAGCGACTTTACTGTAGGCGGTAACTTATATGTTACTGGTACTACTACAACAACCGGTGCGCATACATATAACGGTGCAGCTACATTTAACGGTGCTGTTACCATGAATTCTACTGCTAACCTAGGCACTAATGCTACGGTAGGTGGTGGTGTTGTTAATAACACAGTCATCGGTAATACCACAGCACAAACTGTACGAGGCACAACTATAACAGCCACAACAGGCTTTGTAGGCGGCTTAACAGGTAATGTAACGGGTAACCTTACAGGTAACGTCACAGGCGCAGTCACAGGAAACGTAACTGGTAACGTAACAGGCAACTTAACTGGCAATGTAACGGGTAACGTCACAGCAGCATCTGGCACATCAACATTCAATAACGTAACGATTGATGGCACGTTAGATATGTCATCTGGCACGGTAGGCACTATTACAGGTCTAGCTACTCCAGTTAATCCTTCTGACGCAGCAACTAAAAGTTATGTAGACACCAATGACGCATTAAAACTTAACCTTGCTGGTGGCACTATGTCCGGTGCTATTGCGATGGGTACAAGCAAGATTACTGGCCTTGGTGACCCAACTAGCGCACAAGATGCAGCTACTAAAAACTATGTAGACAATTCTGTTCAAGGTTTGGATGCTAAAGCCTCAGCAGTCGCAGCAACTACAGGCAACATTACATTATCAGGCACACAAACTATTGATGGCGTGGCTGTTATTGCAGGTGACAGGGTTCTAGTTAAAGACCAATCTGCACCAGCAGAAAACGGTATATACGTAGCCGCATCATCAACATGGGCTAGGTCATCAGACGCAAACACATGGGATGAGTTAGTATCTGCCTTTGTATTTGTAGAAGGTGGTACAGCTAACGCTGATAGCGGTTGGACTTGTACATCAGCAGCAGGTGGTACACTAGGTGTTACAGCAGTAACTTGGGTGCAATTCTCTGGTGCTGGTCAAATCACAGCAGGTACAGGTTTAAGCAAAACAGGTAACACAATCAACGTCAATACAGCATCATCAAGCCGCATTGTTGTAGGTGCAGACGATATTGACTTGGCTACGACTGGCGTTACAGCAAGCACATATAAATCAGTCACAGTTGATACTTATGGTCGTATAACAGCAGGTACTAATCCTACTACAATCTCTGGCTTTGGCATTACAGACGCATACACCAAAACTGAAATTGACACATCGCTATCAGGCAAATTAAACAATACTGGTGGTACAATGTCTGGTGCAATAGCAATGGCCACCAATAAGATAACAGGCTTAGGTGACCCAACAAATGCACAGGATGCAACAACCAAGACTTACGTTGATGGCATATTAGGTAGTGCAACAAGCGCTGCTACAAGTGCTGCTGCTGCGTTAGTAAGCGAGAATAATGCTGCAACATCTGCCTCAAGTGCTACTGCTAGTGCAACTGCTGCGGCTGCTTCTTACGATTCATTTGATGACCGTTATTTAGGTGCTAAGTCTTCTGACCCATCCACAGATAATGACGGCAATGCGTTACTAACAGGTGCTTTATATTGGAATAGTGTTTCCAATGTAATGAAAGCATACACAGGTTCAGCTTGGGTAGTAACATACGTTCCATCAACAGGCTTCTTAACGACTTCTGACATTGGTGTTACCGTACAGGCTTACGATGCAGACTTAACATCATGGGCTGCTATCACTCCAGCAAGTAAACAAGATACCTTAACATCAGGCACAAACATCAAGACTATCAACAGCACAAGTTTGCTAGGTAGTGGTGATATAACAACAGGTGATGTAACTTTAACTGGCACACAGACTTTAACCAATAAAACAATTACTGGCTTTAAAGAAACAAACACAGCATCAGTTTCAAATAACTTTAACCTTTTAAATGCTAACTACTTTACTCATACATTATCAGGTGCGACTACATTTACTGTAAGCAATGTTGCATCAAGCGGTTCTGTAAACACATTAATTCTTAACTTAACTAATGGCGGTTCTGCTGCTATTACTTGGTGGTCAGGCATGAAATGGGCGGCTGGTACTGCGCCTACTTTAACTGCTAGTGGTAGGGATGTATTGGGTTTCTTTACTTATGATGGCGGCACAACTTGGTCAGGGCTTGTCCTTGCGAAAGACGTAAAATAATGGCAGTTAATGACATAGTAATGGGTGCGGCTGGTGCTAGTGGGCCAGCAACATTCATTGAAGATGTATTCTCTACTTGGCTTTACACAGGTAACGGCTCTACACAGACTATTACCAATGGCATAGATTTGTCAGGTAAGGGGGGGTTGGTATGGGCTAAAGAAAGAAGTGCTACTGGCACTTGGCATCAATTAAGAGATACAAATAGAGGTGGAAATAAAGAGATATATTCAAACGATACAGCCGCACAAGGTACATCTTCTGGTGCATATACATTTCTTTCAAATGGTTATACGATTGGTGGAAATGATGATATTAACTTAAACACTAAAACCTACGCATCTTGGACATTCCGCGAACAACCTAAATTTTTTGATATTGTTACTTATACTGGTAATGGTGTTGCTAGAACAATTGCTCATAATCTTGGTAGTGTGCCAGGATGTATTATTATTAAAGATTTAGATTACACAGACAGATGGTATGTTTATCATCGTTCTTTAGGGGCTACTAAAAATTTAGCATTAAACGAAACATCTGCTCAAGACACTAATGCTGATGTTTGGAATAACACAGAACCAACATCGTCTGTATTTACTCTTGGTGATTGGGGTCAAGTAAACAGAAGTGGTTACAACTATGTTGCCTATTTATTCGCCCACGATGCAGGTGGCTTTGGCGCAACTGGTACAGATAATGTGATTAGCTGTGGTAGTTATGTTGGGAATGGTGGAACACAATCAATTACTTTAGGTTATGAGCCGCAATGGTTGTTGATAAAAAAATCCAATGGAATAGGTAATTGGTTTTTAATGGATAATATGCGTGGATTGTATGCTGCAGCAGTAAGTGGTGCTGTATTATTTCCGAATAACTCCAATGCAGAAAATGCAACCTATGGTGATGCAAATGTAAATTCAACTGGATTTACTGCATTAGGCGGTGTATTTAATAATACTGGCGATACCTACATCTACATAGCTATCCGCAGACCAATGAAAACACCTACGACAGGGACAGAGGTGTTTGCCCCTATTACAACATCTAACGACTCAACAGTTTCTACTACAAACTTTGTAACTGATTCTATTTTTAGTTTTAGCAGAGCAGGGACTGCATATAATGCAACTTGGTGGGATAGATTAAGAGGCGCAACAATTGCTTTACAAACATCAAATACAGGCGCTGAAGCAAGTTTTGGCGGCACAAATCAAATGTTCCAAAGCAATACCACATTTGGCCCGTGTACTTTATATGGTTCAGGAACAAACGTAATTCAATACGCTATGCGCCGCGCACCGGGTTTCTTTGATGTAGTTTGTTATACAGGGAATGATACTCCTAGAAATATAAATCATAACTTAACAGTTGCGCCTGAATTGATGATTATAAAAAATAGGTCATCGGCAATAAATTGGCAAGTATCAGGTTCGGTTCTCGGCTCGGCTACAGATGATTATATGATTTTAAATTTAACAAATGCAAAAGGGAGTCAGCCAAACATTTATGCAACTCCAACATCAACAACTTTTGGCATTGGAACATATAATCCTGGTGCGTCTGGATACAATTTAAATGGTGCAAATTATGTTGCCTACCTATTTGCTAGTATTGCTGGCGTATCTAAAGTAGGCAGCTACACAGGGAATGGTTCAAGTCAAACTATCAATTGTGGCTTTACGTCAGGGGCAAGGTTTTTCCTAGTAAAAGCAACAAGCACTACAGGTTCGTGGTGGACATATGATAGCGCAAGGGGTATTGTTTCAAGTAATGACCCAGCTTTACAATTAAATTCTACTGCGGCTGAAGTAACATCTGCTGACGCCGTGGATGCTGATAGTAGCGGAATTATTGTAAATCAAGAGGCTACTTGTTCTATTAACGCAAGCGGAGTCAGTTATATCTTTTTGAGCATTGCATGATAAGTGGAATATATAAAATATCTAATATATTAACAGGCGGCTTTTACATAGGCAGGTCTGTTGATGTATTAGACAGAATGACACATCATAAAAATGAATTATTAAGAAATGTTCATAGAAATAAAAGATTACAAAATTCTTGGAATAAGCATGGCAAAAGTTGTTTTGAGTTCAAATTATTATGGGAAGAATCAAAAGAATTTCTAGAAGAACTTGAAGGTTTTATTTTAGAAGAAATATGGGGAAATAAAAATTTATACAATCATCATAAACTTTCTTTTGGCGGATTTCAGTATGGAAATAAATTAGGTTGCTTTCCTAGAACTAAAGAAACTAAAGAAAAAATGAGCAAGGCTATTAAAGGAAGAATTTATAGCGAAGAACATAACAAAAAAGTATCTTTATCAAAAATTGGCAAAACAGCATCAGATATTACAAAGAAAAAAATGTCTGATAATAGAAAAGGAAAGCCAAGACCACAGTCGTGGCATGACAAAATGGCTGAATATAGGGCAAACAATCCTAATCCAATGTTAGGAAAAATAAGTCCAATGAGAGGAAAAAAATTTCCTACTATTAAATGTGAACATTGTGGTAAAGAAGCAACAAAAGGCAACTATAACAGATGGCATAGTAATAATTGTAAACTTAAGGAATAATCATGGAAATTAGAATAAAACAATCAGGACAGGTAATGTATGAAAGCGAGTTTCGTGCATTATTCCCCAACACATCATTGCCACTACTTACTGAAGCCGTTTTAAATGAGTTAGGTGCTGACATAGTATTAGAAGGCCCACAAGCACAGCCTACACGCTACCAAATAGCATTTAGAGATGGTGTTGAAAAGATTGATGGCAAATGGTTTACCAAGTATTCTGTTAGCGATTTAGATGCAGATGGTATTGCCGCTAAAGATGCTGAACAAGCTAAATCAGTTCGTGAACAACGCAATCGTTTAATCGCTGAATGTGATTGGACACAGGTTGAGGATAGTCCAGTAGATAAAGCAGAATGGGCTACATATCGCCAAGAGTTGCGTGATTTAACTCTGCAAGCAGGCTTCCCATTTGATGTAACTTACCCAACTAAACCATAGGAATCATTATGGATGAACAAGATAAAAGGCTGGAACGCATTGAGTCTAAAGTAGATAAGATGTC